CCGAATGGTTGGCTGCATCGCTCCAGGTATTAAAACCGCCAGAGCGTATTACGGTTTCCGAATGGGCTGATCGCTATCGAATATTGGACAGTAAAACTTCTGCTGAGCCCGGTCCGTGGTCAACAGACCGAACGCCATATTTAAGGGGAATAATGGATGCCTTTACGAATCCCCTTGTAGAAGAAATTATTTTTTGCAAACCTACGCAAGTTGGGGGAACGGAATGTCTTAACAACATGCTAGGTTATGTCGTGGCACAAGACCCAAGCTCAGCTCTAGTCGTTTATCCAACGTTAGACTTAGGCGAATACACAAGTAAAAACCGTTTGCAGCCAATGGTTAATTTAAGCCCGGTTTTAGCGGAAAGATTCAAAGAAGAAGAAAGCAAACTGCAAGAGCTGCAATTTGATGGAATGTACACCGTTATAGCTGGAGCCAATAGCCCTGCATCACTATCCAGCCGGCCGATTCGGTATTTGTTTATGGATGAGGTTGATAAATATCCACGCAATGCGGGTAAAGAAGCTGATCCAAGGGCACTCGCGAGAGAGCGTACTAAAACATTCCCTTATAACAAAAAGATTGTTCAGACAAGTACGCCAACCTTGAAAAACGGTGCTATTTGGCAGGCTTGGCTTAATGCTGATGTGAAAATGCAGTATTATGTGCCTTGCCCTCATTGTGGTAAATATCAAACGTTTAAGATGAAACAAATCAAGTTTGATAAGACGTTACCTCGCGAAGAAGTACGTCAAACAGCTCATTATGAATGCGAAAATTGTAAGGAAATTATTCGTGATGTGCACAAGCCTCAGATGCTTCGTGCCGGTGAATGGCGAGACAGACACGGTAATACAGAATTAGCTAACAAAACAGGGTTCCACTTGAACGCAATTTATAGCCCTTGGCTTCGATTTGGTGATGTAGCCTATGAGTTTTTAACCTCGAAAGTTAGTCCGGAAGAACTCATGAACTTTATAAATAGCTGGCTTGCTGAACCATGGGAGCATACTCAAGTGAAACTAAACAGTGACAAAGTTAGGGAACGGACAAGCGGCTATGAAGAAGGTGTGGTGCCCGATCGAACAATTCTTTTAACTGGCGGTGTAGATGTTCAGAAGGACCGCTTTTATTATACGATACGTGCCTGGGGTGAGCGTATGACGAGTTGGAATATACGTCATGGCGTAGTTGAAACTTGGGATGAAATCGAAGATGTAATGAATGAAACTTATTATGATCGTGAAGAACGAGAGTTCTTTGTGCAGCTTTGCGGTATTGACTCGGGTTATAACGCTGACGAAACCTATGATTTTTGTGTTGCGAATAGTGAATGGGCTGTAGCTGTTAAAGGTTCGAGTAATGAAATTCCGAGCAAGTACCGTTTGACAAAAATTGATAAAGAAGAACGTGGGTTATTCGGTATTTCCTTGTACTTGGTGTATGGTCACTACTACAAAGATTTCATTGCAAACCGTATTGCCAAAAAGCCGGAAGAAGCGGGAGGGTGGTACGTACATGACGATTGCGATGAAGAATATGCAGAACAAATAACAGCAGAAGAAAAGACAACAGAGCGTAGAGGTGCAAAAGACGTTGAAGTGTGGAAACTGAAAACGTCAGGTGCAGATAATCATTATCTCGATACAGAAGTTTATTGCGCATTCGCGGCTGATCGACTAGGCATTAGGTTCATGAAATATGAAGAACCTGCGCCACCAAAAGTTAAAACGGATGCACGTAAGGAAACAACCAATAGTAGTGCAAATAACTGGATAACAGGAGGTGGCAAGTGGATATGAGCGAACAAAGCAAAAGGTTAATTAAATTAAGAGAACAACTGCAAGAAATTGAATCTGCCATTTCAGCGATCATTAGCGGTGCACAGGAATATCGGATCGGAAGTCGTTCGTTAAAACGAGCTGACCTTACGATTTTATATCGAGAGCGAGATCGATTGGAAAAGGAAATTGAGGCAGAAGAAAGCGGAAATGGCATATTCCATGTAGCCATTTTTGATAGGAGGTAGTTTATGAATTGGCTTGATAAAACAATTGCTTATGTCAGTCCTAGCTGGGCTTATAAACGTATGGCTTGGCGATCAGGAATGAGCTTGTTCGACTCAGGCGATCGAGGTCGTCTCAATCAAAACTGGAATCCTGCTCAAATACATGATCAGAATCGTATGGCAGCCGAGAGAGGATTAATTAGAGCTAGAGCTCAAGACTTGGAGCGAAATAGTGACATTGCAGGGGCAATCATTACTGCCTTTGAACGCAACGTAATTGGGGATGGTATGACGTTGCAGGCGAAAATTCCGGAAACCGTGCCTAATCACGAAACGTTGAACAAAAAAGTCGAAGAGCTATGGAAGGAATTTTGTAAGGCTGAAAATTGTGACGTTACAGGATCACAGTCAATGGAAGAGATAGAGGAAATGATCATACGACGCTATATAGTTGATGGCGGGATCTTTATCGTAAAGGTAACTACTAAAGATAAAGAATTTCCTTTTAAGTTGCAAATAAGATCCGTAGATGAACTGAGTAACACAGCAGTAATCGGTCAGGCCAATCGCATTGTCGAAGGGGTGGAGCTAGACAAATATAATAAACCTTTGGCATATCATTTCAAAAAATATAGTGGCATCAATTTGTCGCAAGAAACGACACGTATACTTGCCGAAGATGTTATTCCCTTTTACAGAAAGCTTGCGCCTAATCAAGTTCGAGAAGTATCGATGTTAGCTACTGCTATTAACCGAATTAGAGATGCAAACCAATTCGTTGAGGCTGTAGGTGTGAAGGAACGCATATTAGCGTGTATGGCAGTGTTTATTAAGAAAGCTACTCCATCTACACTTGGTCGGGGAGTTCGATCGTCAGAATCAGTGGATTACAGTGGAGTTTCGCTTACACCTGGTATGATCGGAGAGTTAAACCCAGGGGATGAGGTCCAAACCGTCGTGCCGACTGGACAAGCAAGTAATGCACGTGAATTCATTACTACGTTAATAAGGTTGATTGCATCAGGCGTCGGACTTAGCTATGAAGCAGTAAGCCGTGACCTCTCCATGGTTAACTATTCCTCAGCTCGTCAAGGGTTAATTGAGGACAGAAAGATGTACCGTAAGCTCCAGCGTCTAATCGGAAGAAAAGTATTGTCTAACATCTATTCAGAATTTTTAATGAGCATGTATCTAGTCGGAAAGCTTGATGTTCCAGATTTTGCAGCACGTAAAAACGAATATTTACAGCATGTTTGGATTCCACCGGGGAACAACTGGATTGATCCTGCCAAGGAGGTGAATGCAAACAAAACAGCTGTCGAAACGTTCCAAGATACACTAGCTCGAATCGCAGCTGAACGCGGGGAAGATTGGCGCGAGGTTATCAAACAACGTGCCGATGAAATCAAATACATTAATCAGTTGTTGGGGGGTGCAGATGCAAATGAAGCGAGCAAAAAAGAAGCAGACACAAGTAATGTACAGAAATCAGCCTGAAACAGGTTCTTTGACACGAGTGCTTTCCTTGGAGCGAGACACCATTAATGAACAGGATCGCACGGTAGAGCTGTCGTTTTCAAGTGAAGCTCCTTATGAACGATGGTTCGGGCCTGAAATCTTATCTCACGATGCAGGAGCAATTGATTTAGCCCGTATGCAAGAAGTGGGAGTTTTGTTATTCGCACATGGTAGAGACGCGAATTATGGTCGTATGCCTATCGGTACGATTGAAAAGGTGTGGATTGATGATTCAACTAAAAAAGGACGAGCCATTGTAAAGTTTGATGATGACGAAGACAGCGATCGGGTTTTTCAAAAGGTGAAGAAAGGAATTATCAAGGGCGTATCGGTGGGCTACTCCGTAAGTAGCTGGGAAGAAGTAAAAGCGGGTAAAACGTCAGCCAATGGACGAGTCCAAGGCCCTGCTTATATTGCTCTTAAATGGGAACCGTTTGAAATCAGTATTGAGCCAACGCCAGCAGATCCATCTGTAGGAGTTGGAAGAAGCCAACAAAATGAAGGTGAGGATGAAAATATGAATCAGTTAAAACGTTTAGCCTTGCTCTCGCAAGGTTTTTTTATGCCTGACAACGGAGCATCTTTAGGTGGAGCAGCACCAACACCAGAGGGAAATCGAACAAATGCACCGCCTGCTGCACCACATGTTGATCCGAATGAACTTGCGCGTCAAGCTGTACAAGCTGAGCGGGCAAGAGTACAGGAAATCAATGATCTTGCTCGAACTTTTGGACTGGATACGTCTGAAGTCGATCAGTTTATCCGAAGTGAAACGACTGTTGCAGCAGTCAAGGACGCAATTCTTGAAAAACAACGTCAATCTCGCGCACCGCAAACACCTTCTGTTCAAGTAGTTGCAGAAGAAACAGACAAATTCCGCTCAGCAGCATCAGATGCCTTGCTTTTACGTGCTGGCCGTAATGTAAAAGCTCCAGCTGCAGGGGCACTGGAACTTCGTGGATTGAGATTACGTGATTTAGCTGTGGAATGTGCTCAGCGTGCGGGTGAACAAAATGCTCACATGCTTCGAGATGAAGAATTGTTGAAAAGAGCGTTAAGCCCTGACAGCACATTCCAAGGTATTATAAGTAATGCTGTTACAAAAACATTGTCGCAAGCTTACGCTGAAGCTCCTACAACGTTCCAGTATTGGACTGGAAAAGGTAGCAACCCTGATTTCAAAGCTGCTGAACATTATCGTATTTCAGAGGCAGGAAATTTGGAACTGACGCCTCAGAACACAGCAATCCCGTATGATTCTCCGATGAAAGATGAAAAGGTGACTAAAGCTGTACTGACGTACTCTAAACGTTGGGGCTTTACTCGTGAGGCTTTCATTAATGATGATCTCTCTATGTTATCACGTGTTCCTCAAGCTTATGTAGTAGCTGCTAAACGCGGTATCAATAAGCTTGTGTATCAGATGGTGGCGTCTAATCCTAATATTTTTGACGGTAATCCATTGTTTGCTGCAGCAAGAAATAACTTAGGGACTCCGGGAAGAATTAATACTGTTTCGATGAGCGAGGCTCGTAAAATGATGCGTACGCAGAAAGATCAGCGCGGTATCGCAACATTAAACCTTTCACCGCGCTATCTACTTGTTCCAGCTGAGCTTGAAACAGATGCTATGCAATACATGCGTAGTGAAGCTGATCCAGCTGCAAATCATGCAGGGGTAGTTAACGTATTCAGAAACTCATATGAGGTTGTTGTTGATGCGGAGCTTGATCAGTATTCGACAGCAGCGTGGTATTTGGCAGCTGATCCTAATATTGCTGACACCGTTGAAGTAACGTACCTTCGTGGCCAAGAAGAGCCGACACTTGAAACAGATATTCCGTTTGACCGCTTGGGCATGGATTTCCGTATTTACTTTGATTATGGTGTTACTGTTCTCGATTCAAGAGGGTTATTCAAGAATGCAGGGCCAGCAGCGGAAGCGGGTGGCGAATAATGATATTGAAAACGCCTGTGAATTATGGTGGACGGCTATATCAGCCTGGCGAGAATGTAGCTGGTAAACTACCGCTCGACTATTTGGAATTATTAAGAAACAATGGGCATTTGGATGAAGGTGAAAAAACTCCCTCGTCTGAGCAAGTGGTTGGAACAACTAATGCTGAGTTTAGCTTAGATGCAGCGGTTGGGGAAGTCGTGAAATATATTGAAGAATTGAACGACTTGGAAGAGTTAGATCAACTTTATCAGCTAGAAAAGGAAAAACAGCGTCCTCGATCTAATGTGCTTAAAGCGATCGAAAAACGTTATGCAGAACTTGAACAGTTATTAAATTCCCAAACGCTTGGAACTTCAGGCGATGAGTAAGTTTAAGGAAACGGTAGCCGCTGACATAGCGGCTACATTTATTAACACTGATGATTTTGCTGAGAAAGTGAAAGTGAAGTATGACGGAGTTCGATATAACATTCCTGTTGTGCTTGACCATAACGGTGAAAGGGAAAGAAAGAAGTACACAACCACAGATCATGTGCAGGGCATTTTTGTATGCGATGCTACAGCATATATCAATGTGAATGATTTACCCGTTGTACCGCGAAAAGACAGGAAAATTGAGATTGAAGGCGATCTATATAAAATTGCCAGATCCGAAAATGAAATGGGTACAATCGTGCTATATCTTGAAATGTTGGATGAGTAGCGGGGTGAAAATGCATGATTGAAATAACAGAGAGACAAATTGAAAGAGTTCATACCATCCTGGGCATGATTCCGAACGGAGCGAACAAAGCCTTGCAAAGTACAATAAACAGGGCACTTACCACGTTTCGTTCAACATCAAGTAAGGTTGTTCGGGGAGCTTATAACATCAAGGCAAGTGACATTAAGAACAACCAGCACATGAAGATGAAAAGGGCAACCCCGCAGGATGTGGAAGGTTCCATTCTTTTTGCTGGAACAGTTTTACCGTTGATTAAATTCGGAGTAAACCCAAAAGAACCAGCAAGAAAAGAAGTATCGGTATCTGTTTTAAGGGTGCAAGGCGGTAAAAGGTTAAAATCAGCCTATGTCACTAATCTGGGGCGGTATGGCACAGCCGTTTTCGAGCGATTAACCAACAAACGGGAGTCTTCGCAACAACTGTATGGTCCATCTGTTGCGCACATGATGGTGAATGAGAACGTCATGAGCAAAGCGGAAGAAGCTACACAAGAAACCATCAATAAAAGAATAGAACATGAAATTTCCAGAATCCTAAACGGTTACGGTAATTGATTTTAATTGCTGGAAGTGGGAAAAAGGAAGGTGGATATGACCCCCATAGAATTAATGAATGCGCTAGAATCCTTCATCAAAGAACAGGTGAAGGATATTTGCCTTGCCTACAGATCGAAAGAAGATTTGGAAGGACAATGCCGCGCGCCAGGCGTTTACAAGATGAAACTGCCGGATAAAGAATCCGAAACAAAGCTAGTGCCCTATGTCTTATTGCAATTTCTGACAGGCAAGGATGCACAAGCTACGGGGCAGACAGTGGAAAGCGAATGCAAGGTAAGGTTGGTAATCGTCACTTATTCGGAAGATGGCGGGATAGGCGCATATGATTTGCTTAATGTCATTACGAGGATTAGAACCACATTGCTGAAAGCAGGGATGATTGCAGACCAGTTCTTGTTGAAATTGGAATCCCCGCTGGAATATATCATTTACCCGGATGACACAGACCCATATCACATGGGTGAGATGATGACCACATGGGAATTGCCCGCAGTTGAGCGAGAAATAAGGGAGGTATGGCAATGAGAGATTTAGAAGAAGCAGGAAAAGAATCGGGAAAGCTTACAGAATCAGCACAGAAAGTGCAAAAGAAGCAACATGAAGGTAAAAGTACAGTAACACAAAAAGAGGGGATAGAAAGTAATAAAACGCCCCACAAGCAATTTGTTTACATCGGTCCATCTGTACCAAACGGTAGCTTGATACGTAATTCAATTTTTTCTGGAGAGTTGGAGAAGATCGAATCACATTTATCAAGCGTATTGGCACAATTTCCGAAAGTGAAAAACTTAATAGTGCCGATTAGTCAGCTAGCAGCGGCAAGTATAGAGATTGAGCAGAGCGGAAACGCACTTAATCGGTACTATAAAGAATTAATTTCCGAATTTGGGAAGGGGAATATGCAATGACGTTTTATCATGGTGTACGTGTTTCAGAACAATCAACGTCCGTGGCTACTCCAATAGTAGCAAGCAGTGGTATTCCGTTCGTAGTCGGTACAGCTCCAGTTCACACCGTAAACGGGAAAGTGAACGAACCTGTACTAGCACATACCTATGCAGAAGCTGTAAGTGCGCTAGGGTATAGCGATAACTGGCAAAAATATACGCTGTGCGAAGTGATTTATGCACACTTCATGCTTTATGGGATGTCTCCATTGGTATTGCTTAATGTGTTTGACCCAGCAACGATGAAAGAGTCAGTCCAACCATCAGACAAGGCAGTTATCGCTAAGCAAATCAAATTGCCACTTGAAGCTATTGCGTCAACGGTAGTGGTGAAGGCAGAGGGCGGAGAAGGTAGCGCATATGTAAAAGACACGGATTACGCCTTGTTTTACGAAGGGGATAATCTAATCATCGAAGTATTGAGTGGCGGGGCAGTTGGCGCTGCGACATCGCTTAATGTCGCTTATGATGAAGCAACTCCAGAAAGTGTGACAACAGCGGACGTTATTGGCGGTTACAACCCAAGCACGCAAAAAACAACAGGACTGGAGTGCATCAATCAGACGATGGCGCTATTCGGTGTTACACCAGATTTGATTCTTGCACCAGGCTTTTCACATGAATCGGAAGTTGCAGCAGTAATGGCAGCGAAATCAACTATCAATGACTTGTTTACAGCCAAAGTTCTTGTTGATGTTGATACAGACGCATTGAATGGTGCAGATCATTACAGCAAGGTTGCAGCGTGGAAGGGCGACAACAACATTACCGACAAATCGCAAATTGCATGCTGGCCGCTTGCAAAGCTGGGCAAAAGGGTATATCACATGTCCACGCATGTAGCAGGATTGATGGCCAAGGTAGATACAGGGAATGACGGCTGCCCGTATGAATCGCCATCCAACAAAAAACTGCAAATTGATAGTTTGGTATTGAAAGATGGTAGAGAAATGGTCATGGAGCTGAATAGCGCCAATCATTTGAATGCAAATGGAATTGTAACCGCGTTGAGGTTTACAGATGCTTTTGTTCTATGGGGCAATTATTTAGCAACATATCCAAGCAGCGCAGATATTAAAGATTACTTCATTCCAGTTTCGCGAATGTTTGCGTGGATTGGCAAGACCGTCATTCAAACGTACTGGAGTAAGGTTGACAAGCCACAAAACAGACGACTAATCAATAGTATTATTGATTCAACAAACATCTGGTTAAACGGTCTGGCGTCAGAAGAAAAGGTGATCGGTGCACGTGTAGAGTTCAAGGAAGATGAAAATCCGACTACAAGCCTTCTAGCCGGGAAAATCAAATTTCATATTTACATGGCTCCGCCCATTCCAGCACAAGAAATCGAATTTGTGCTTGAATTTGATACCAACTATTTGACCGAACTATTCAACTAGGAAGGGGGAAATGAAGCATGGCAAAGGTAAATGAATCTATTATCAATTTTGCTGTCTATGAAGACTCTAATGAATACTATGGAATGGCAGAATTAACGCTACCAGAAATCACAAATCTGACAGCGGAAGTATCTGGAGCAGGAATTGCAGGAAAAATGGAAAGTATCATCCTTGGTCATATTGAAGCAATGAGCATGACCATGAATTTCCGTACATTAACGAAAGATGCAATTGCACTGCATGAACCACGTAACCACACCCTTGATTTGCGCGCTGCGCAACAAAGCAAAGACACAGTATCAGGGAAAACGATTGTGACACCAGTAAAACATGTAATGACTGTTAAACCAAAGCGTTTAAGCCCTGGGAAGTTAGCTCCAGCTGCCGCGGCAGACGCATCGGGGGAATATGCTGTTTCCTATTGGGCGCAGTACCTCGATGGAGTGAAGGTGCTAGAAATTGATGTTCTGAACTTTATCTACATCGTTAATGGCGTAGATTATCTGGCGCAAGTGAGAAAAGCGCTAGGTAAGTAATTAATTAGCCAGCGGGTAACCGCTGGTTTTTCTTATCATTCTTAATCGGGAGGAAACGGAAATGAGCGTAAAAGGAACTTATAAACATGTATTTATCCCAGAGTTTGAATACGAAGGAATCAAATATAGCGAGGTTAATTTTGAGTTCGGAGATTTGACAGGGGAAGATATGATAAAAATCGAAACAGAAATGACTGATCAAGGCGAGTTCACTCTATCCCCAGAAGTCTCCAGAACGTTTCAATGCCGACTGGCTGCCAGAGCGTCTGGAATACCGCATCAAGCTCTTGCCAAAGCACCTATCAAAGATTTTATTAAAATTACGAATGCAGCGCGAAATTTTTTGTTCGAATTGGGCTGAACAAAATAAGCCCTGCAACGTGGGTAAAGCAACAAGCATTTAGGTTATCAAGAGCAACTTACACCCCTATTCCATTCTGGTTGAGCTTAACATTAGGTGAACTATCTAGATGGATAAGAGATATAAACGAAGATACCAAGGAAGGAAGGTAGTTGCATGGCTGCATCGCGTAAAGAGTATGAATTGCTATTTCAGCTAAAGGCGGCACTTGGACCGAACTTTGTTTCCAGCTTTAAGACAGCCATGCAGACTACAATGCAACTGCAAGGTACGCTGGATGATGTAAAGAAGGTGCAAAGCGATGTGTCTGCATATAAGAAGCAGCATGCCGCAGTTGATGAAAACAAGAAAAAATTAGCGTTGCTAGTAGCTGAACATCAAAAGCTGCAGCGAGAAATGCAGGAAACTGAGAACCCCAGTGACAAACTACGGCAAAATTTAAGCAAGACAGAAAAGCAAATCGTCACAATGACGGACAAAATAGAAGAGCAGCAAGGTCAACTGGACAAGCTGGGAAGCAAACTGCGCGGTGCAGGCGTTGACACGGGCAATTTGAATGGTGAGAACGAAAGGTTAAGACAAACATACAATAGAGTTGCAATCGAGCAGGAGAAGCTTGCTGGTGTGATAGCAGCGCAAGAGCGTAATGCTAAAGCCATAGAAAAAACAAGAAATGAACTCTTGAAAACTATGGGCGTTGCAGCTGGATTGGGAGCAGCATTATATGCCGGTCCGATAAAAGCAGCAATGGAATTGGAATCGCAGATGGCAGAAGTATCGAAGGTAGTAGATTGGGTAGACAAATCAGGAACAGCGGAGGAAGTGAAGCAATACCGGGAACTAAAAAAAGCCGTGCTTGATGTGACAACACAAATACCCATGACAGGTAAAGAGATAACCGACATTATGGCAGCAGCAGGACAATCAGGCGTAGCAATTGACAACAGCGGACTTGTGAGGTTTACAACGGATGCGGCAAAGATGGGGATTGCTTTCGATACGACTGCCGAGCAAGCCGGGGAATGGATGGCAAAATGGCGAACGTCCTTTAAGATGTCGCAAGAAGAAGTTGTTGCCTTGTCCGATAAAATAAACTATTTAGGAAATACATCTGCAGCAAAAGCGATGGAAATATCAGATGTGGTAACACGCATTGGACCATTGGGGGAAGTCGCTGGATTCGCCAGCGGAGAAATTGCTGCGCTTGGAGCATCTTTGATTGCGGTAGGCGTTTCAGAAGAAGTGGCAGCAACGGGCATTAAAAATACAATGTTGGCAATGGTTGCCGGAGAAGAAGCGTCAAAGAAACAGAAATCTGTATTAAAAAGCTTGGGACTTGATGCCAAAGAACTCGCTATACGAATGCAGACGGATGCAACAGGCGCAATTATGGATTTTATGGGGGCGCTGCGGAAATTACCAGAAGCGGAACAAGCGGCTGCGCTACAAAGCTATTTTGGTAAGGAATCACTGGCAGCTATCGCACCGCTACTGACGAACCTTGAATTGTTGGAAGAGAACTTCAAGAAGGTCGGGGATGCAGCCACCTATGCTGGTTCAATGGAAGCGGAGTATGCAGCGCGGGCAGATACAAATGAAAATAAGGTTCAATTAGCTCAGAACAGCCTTGCAAAGCTATCGACCACATTAGGTGATACCTTTTTACCGTATGTAGGACAAGCAGCGGAAAAAGTATCCGAATTGGTCACACAATTTGCTGATTATGCAGAGAAAAATCCGGAAGTCATCAAAAATACTGCGGAACTGGCATTTAAGTTGCTGGCATTGCGTGCAGCAGGACAAGCAGCACATTTGGGTTTTCTGAATGTGCGCAAGGGCGTTCTCGCAACACAGAAAGTCATTCGCCTATTTGCGGCAGATAGCGCTGCTGCATCAGCAGCCACAGCAACAGGGGCTGCACGGGCGACTACCTCAATCGGTATGCTACGCGGGGCGTTTACACTCTTAGCAGGACCAGTTGGATGGGTGACAACTGCTGTTGGGCTTTTAACAGCTGGATTCATTGCATACAGGCGTGCGCAGTACCAGGCAAGGCAAGACACGCTGAATTTTTCAGATAACCTTGTTACCGCTGCTGAACACTTTCAAGAGGTTGGTGAAAAAGCTGAAAGTACGAAAACATTAATAAGCGAGTATAGAAACTTGAAAACGGCTGTTGAGGATGTTAAAACGCCAGCCGAGGAAGTGGCTACCGCAAAAGAACGCATGTATGAAATTGAAAATATGCTGATTGAGCAAAATCCGGATGTCCTAAACAAGTACGATCAAGAAAACGGTAGAATAGCCGAAAACCTTGATTTGCTTGAACAAAAGTCCGAACGAGAGAAGGAACTTGCCCGAAAACAATTTGAGCAAGCGAGGTTTGACGCAGAACAGAAACTTCCAGACGCAGCAAAAGAACTTGCAAAGCTGGAAGGAAAGTTGAAAACAGAAGAAGAAAAGTATCAAATAAGCAGCAAAGCCCGTAATGAACTTGCGGAACTTGTAGCCGAGTGGGAGGCGTTCGATTCTCTAAACCAGTCATGGGAAGATAGCGTTGCAAAACGCGAAGAATTGGTTAAGAGAGCTAATGAAATTAAGTTATCAGTTGGATATGAAGGTCATGAGTATAACGGTGCTGATGGATGGCGCTGGGTTATGGATGACTACGCGAGTTTTTATAAAGAAACACCCAATTTGCTTGAGAAAATAGATCAGTATCATAGTGAACTTGATACTGTTAAACAATCAATTCAGTCATTTTATGATACAAGCTTGCAAGGAATTGAGCTTGAACTGGGTAGTAAGTTTCAAACTGCTGTAACCAATCTGGAAAACATGAAGAAGGAACTTGCTGGATTAGCGGAACAAGGCAAAGGTGGAAGTGATAAGGCACAAAAATTGCAAACCAAGATTGCAGAGCTAGAACCAAAGGTTGAAACGGCAGCTGTTCAAATCCGTGATTTAGGGGTTGCAATTGAAAATGTACCAGAAGTCAAAACGATAGACGTAGCGGAAGCAATGAAGAATATCGAGGGCTTTATAGATATTCTGAATGAAATACCGCCATCTAAGACAGTTCAGATCATTGCAGAACAAGTTAATGCAAGTGTAAAAGCACCCCAAAATATTAGTGAAGTTTTTGGGGAAATGCCTTCTATGCAGTTACTCAATAAACAACTAGCTGGCAAAATACCAGGCTTCGCCAAAGGTGCAATCATTCAAAAACCAGTATTGGCTACGTTCGCAGAAGATGGGCCAGAGGCAGCTATACCTATCAATAACAATCCGCGCTCACATGCAATTCTGAATGAGGTTAATCGCATGATGGGTCATACCAGCGAAGGGAATATACAAGCAACATATGCCCCTCAAATCACGATTCAAGGAAATGCCGATGAGTCCACTGTTAATCAACTTGAACAAATGCTTGCAGGGGAACGCGAACGTTTTGAGGCTTTCTTGCGTGACTATGAATTGCAGCAAAGGAGGCTTGGATTTAGTTGACCTATACAACGATGCAAGGCGATATGTGGGATGGGATAGCATATAAACTGTATGGATCTGAATCGTATATGGTGCAGCTTATGCAAGCTAACCCGCAACAGGCGCATACGGTTGTTTTCGGTGCAGGGGTAGTGTTAATAGTACCCGAGTTGCCAGAAGCCGCAGATGATAGTCTACCGCCTTGGAAGAGGGTGTAAGTATGAGTAACATTCAAAGTAGGCGAGCAGAGGTTGAAATCGTTTATGAGGGCGTAAATATCACAAAAGATATTGCGCCTTTTTTGCTGTCCTTCAGATACACCGATAATGGCACTGGCAAGGCTGATGATATACGTATCACCTTACAAGATAAAGAGGGCAAGTGGCGTAATCCTTGGATGCCTGTGGACGGTGACAAGATAACCGCTAATATTGTTCTGTACCATTGGGAAAAGCAGGGCGTTGTGCAGCGTGTTAAATGTGGCACGTTTTATGTTGATTCACTAGATTATAGCGGTCCTCCTGATACGATTTCGATTGGCGCTGTATCCTATCCTATTGCTGGCGGCTTAAAAAGGGAAAAGAAAACTAAAGCATGGGAAAAGGTTACTTTTAAGCAGATCGCTTCACGAATCGCAACTGCTGCAAAGCTTAAACTTATCTTTGAAACAGCTGACGTAAAGTATGATCGCATGGACCAAACGGAGCAATCTGACATTGCATTTTTGGCGCAGCTTGCTGAAAAAGAAAGTTCAAGCGTCAAGGTCACAAATGATGCGATTGTAATTTACGATGATTACAAATTTGAAAATACAAAGCCAGTAAGAGAAATAGAACGCAGCAAAAGCGATATAAAAAAGTATAGTTTTCAGCGGAATTTTGATGGTGTGGGTTATGCGAAATGTATCATAAGTTACACTAAAACTGTTACAACTAAAAAGAAGAAAAAAGAGACAGATGATTTAAATGAACAAAGCACTGTCTTTCAAACCAATGCAACAAGTAAATCGAAAAAAAGGACAGTTACAATAACTGGTTCCTACACTATACCCGGTAAATCGGGACCGACATTAAAATTACAGGAACGAGTTGAATCTACAGCTGAAGCTATACGACGAGCAAGAAATGAGCTACGCAATCGGAACAAGGAAGCTCAGAAAGCTAATTTTACACTGGTAGGTGATCCGAAGCTTGTACAAGGGGTAACAGTAGAAGTTTTTAAATTTGGTAAATTCAACGGTAAATACTTCATAGAGACTGTTTCCCATTCAATCGGTAGTAGTGGCTATGAAACTAGCATCCAATGCAGAAAGGCGTTGACGTTCTGATGGAAAATAAACAAATAAGAGTAGGAACCGTCTCAGATCGCTCTATCGCAGATGGAGAGGTACGAGTTTTATTTGAAGATGAAGATGATCGTGTTTCAGACTGGTTGCCTGTTATTGTACCTAAGCATTTAGAAGATAGTTCTACTGCTATTCCCGACGTCAATGACACAGTAATGTGTGCATTCATAAGTAACGAGGATGGCTATTGCTTGGGTGTGATACATCAAGGTGGTAATGACCTATGATGGTGGGTTCTTTTGGATCAGTAGTCTTTCAGGCTTCAAGGAATAAGATATTGACCTTTGACGATTTGAAGCGAAGCACTGCTCCACGCTGGGCAACGCATGATGTACATCTAAAAAAACCAATTCCAGAGTATTTGGGACCAGGGCAAGATATAATTAACTTCACTATGATTTTTGATGTATCGCTGGGGGTACGTCCTCTAAATGAGATGGAACGAATTATGGTGTTGTGCAGAGATGGAGTACCTCATCGTTTAGTTATTGGTGGTGTGCCTTTTGGTGCTAAGCAGTGGGTTATAACAAACTATGAGCAAATGTATACTCATTTTGACGGCCGAGGAAACCTGATGCGCGGAAGTAGTTCTGTGACGATGAAAGAATACACGTAGAGGGGCGAGCGAAATGCACGAAACGATAGGAATTAATAAATCAATAAGCTTCAGCCCAACGAACGAGTTAGAGGAGATACGACAAAATCTAGTAACGATACTAAGCACGCCAGCAGGCTCAGTACCACTTGATAGGTCATTTGGTATTGATATGTCTGCACTTGATAAGCCTATGGAAGTTGCAAGTGCATTAATCGCTGCAGCTGCAATAGATGCTATAGAGAGGCATGAACCGAGAGCAGTCGTTAAGTCAGTCACAACTACTTTTAACAACGATGGGCAGCTAGTGCCTGTTGTAAAATGGGAGCTTGCGGAGGAGGTGAGCATTTGAATATAACTGATTTACCCGACATTAATTTTATCGATGTTGATGCTGAGCAAATTAAAAATGCAGTAATTACAACCTATGAAGCCTTGAGTGGTCGAAAGCTGTACCCATCCGATCCGATAAGGCTTTTTTTGTTGTCTCAAGCTAATATCATCATCCAGCAGCAGTTGCTTATCAATCAAGCTGCCAAGCAAAATCTATTGCGTTATGCCAGTGGCGACAAGCTCGATCATATCGGAGCGTTGACTGAGACAAGCAGGCTTCAAGCTACAGCAGCTATTGAGACGGAGCGATTTACGTTGTCAGCTCCTCAAGTGAGTGCAATGCCTATACCGCTTGGCACAAGAATAACACCCGGTAACAATATATTTTTTGAGACAGTAGAGCTTGCAGAGATACCAGCAGGCGAGCTAAGTATCGATGTTAAGATACGATGCACCACAGCCGGCACGATAGGCAATGGATACTTACCTGGTCAGATCAATACGTTAGTTGATCCGCTACCGTTTGCATCGACTGTAACAAATCTCAACGGTAGCAGTGGCGGCACAGATGTGGAGACTGATGAAAACTATCGCGAACGCATCTATACTTCACCATCGCGCTTTTCGGTTGCTGGGCCAAGTGGAGCGTACGAGTATTGGGCTAAGACAGCAGTTAACGGTATCAGTGATGTTTATGTATATAGCCCGGCAGCATGCGAGGTTGATGTCGTGGTACTCATGGATAATGGCGAGTTGCCGACGCAGTCGGTACTAGACGCTGTGAATGCTGTACTTAATGATAGATCAATTAGACCACTTACCGACAAGGTAACGGTCATGGCACCGACACCAACACAATATGAGATCGATTTAACGTACTGGATTAACGCTATCAATGCTGCTGACGCTGTTACGATACAATCGCAGGTTGATGCTGCTGTAATGGCTTATGTCGCTTGGCAACGTGCGAAGATTGGCCGCAACATCAACCCGTCTGAGCTGGTACGAAGAATCATGAACGCAGGGGCTAGGCGTGTGGTGGTAAATAGCCCAACGTACACAGTCATTCAGAAAACACAAGTTGCTGTTGTAGGTAATATAAGCGCGAAATACGGAGGGCTTGAAGATGATTGATATAGCAGCGATTAAGCTAGTCGATATTTTGCCAAACAGCATCAAACATGATCCTGATGTTATCGCTGCAGCCGGTGCTTTAGATAATCTCAACAATCAGATTGCTAGCATAATCCCATCGCTATTTTTTGTGGGTAACGTCGATCACATCAGCGGTCCATGGCTAGATGCATTAGCGTGGCAATGGCAAGCCCCTTACTATGATCAAACTTTACCTATTGAGCAAAAACGAGAGATCGTCAAGCGTTCGCTGTCATGGCACAAACGAAAAGGCACACCATTGGCGGTAGAGGAGCTTGTTACCACGGTTTTTGGTAGTGGTGAGGTGCAAGAGTGGTGGGAGTACGGTGGTCAGCCTGGTTACTTTAAGGTACGTACAAACGATCCATCAGCTACAGTGGATAAAGCGACTGAGTTTCTAGCGGCTATCAATGCGGTAAAAAATGAACGAAGCTGGCTTGAAAAAATCGAGATAATCACCGAAGGCACTATGCAAATCTATTACGGCATAGCGACGCACGTAGGCGATCAAATCACAGCAAGGCAGGTGGTATAACAGATGGCTAATTTTAATATGCAGATCACGAATCGGGGGCGAGCTCTGTTAGCGAAAGTACAGGCAGGAGCTACGCTTCAGTTTACGCGGCATCGGCTGGGGAGCGGAACGCTAAGCGGTCAACAGATTGCTGACTTAAATGGGTTGATTGATCCTAAATTATGGCTAGCGGTCAACAAGTCGGTGCCAGCTGATACAGGCAAGTATACAGTGGGAGCTTATCTTTCAAACGCAAATCTAGCCACAGGCTTTTACTTTAGAGAGTGGGGCGTATTCGCTCAAGATCCTGATTTAGGAGAAATTCTATATTCTTATGGAAATGTAGGAGCAGGAGCTGAATATATATCAGCTGGTGGTGGATCTGATTCAGTCGAGAAACAACTGGATGCTATAGCTA